GAGGAGCCCGGTGTCGCCACTGACGTGCTACACCACGACGCTCCTCAGCCCTGTCAGGCGTGTGCCGGAACGGGTAAGAAGTCCAACGTAGTTGGCAACACCCAAGAGACCGACTGCGAAGTCTGCGGTGGTACTGGGCACCAGCCCGACGGACGACGAGAAAACTCCGAGCCCGACCGCCCGAGTATCCCCCAGCAACTCGACAACCGTGACATGAAGGAAGCCGACCCTGACCTCGCTAAGAAGGACTACAGCGACGCCGAACGTGCTGACATGGCAGAGTCCGGGCAGGCGATGGCTGGTGGAGGGTTCCCCATCAAGACCTTGAAGGATCTACGCAACGCCATCCAAGCGGTCGGACGGGCCAAAGACCCAGCCTCCGCTAAGGCTCACATCAAGACCCGAGCGAAGGCGCTGGGCCGTGAGGACTTAATCCCCGACGCATGGAAGGGCGCTGACGCTGACCTGACTAAGGCCGACGACATGGAGCACGACGCTACCGAACTGTCAGCCATCCGTCAGGGGCTCATCAACTGCATCAAGGCCGAACTCGACGAAATGCTCGCCGGTGACGAAAACGAAATCTGCGACGTGCGTGAACTACTCTGCACGTTGGAGTGGTTCCTCTGCTGGTGGACTGACGAAGCCAGTGAGAACGAAACAGAAGCCCCGTTCACCGGATGGGACAACGACGACAAAGGAGACATGATGGCTTACATCGGACTCGGCGTTAGCGCCGACCTCATCAAGAACGCGAGTGCAGAAACTGCGACCCCCGAGGTCAAGGACGAACTGCGCTTCGAAATCGTCAAGGCTTTGGGCCTTGAGGAAGTCATGACGGCTAAGGCTGAATTGAGCAAGGCGACAGAGGAGATTGAACTCCTAAAGGCCGCGCTCGACGAAGTGAAGTCAATGGCTGTACCAGGCGGGCCAGCGCTACGCGCTACTCGTGAACAAACCAGCAAGTCGGCGGCCGTGATTGCCAACGAGGTGGAAGCGATTCGCCTTCGCAACCTCGCCAACCAAATCACCGACCCGGCTATGCGCACCCAGTACCTCGACACTGCTCGTCGTCTGGAATCACAAACCTACTAGAAAGGAATTACCGTGGCATACGCCGCTCCTTCCCTTGACCAGATGTTCGCCGGGCTACCGGCTGACGAACAGGTCAAGCGCTTTGAGGCTTACAAGTCAGCCCTTAGCACCGTACAAGCCAACACCCTGAACGCCGCCAAGCGTGGGGAAATCACCTTCGACCCCACTCGTGGTATTCAGAAGACGGTTTCGACCTCTGCTCGCATCGACGCTTTCAAGGACGACATCACTAAGGCCGTCTCTGGCGACCAGTTGGCTGCCGTTCAGTCATCCCTCGACGGTCTCGCTGACCTTCAGAAGGACTTGACTCTGACGAGCCCACTGAACAGCACCATCTCGGGCGTATCGGGTCTCGTGCCCTACGACCTCGACCCGGTGCTCAGCCTGCTGATTCCGAAGGAACTGTACCTTCGCAACAGCACCGCTCGCATCAAGGCTCAGGGTCAGGCCCTCGAGTTCCGTCGCATCACTGGTGTCTCTAACGCCGGTGTCGGTGGCGTGGGCGTTACGTCGTCGTTCTTCAGTTCGACCTCGGCCTCGACCTCCTTTGGTGGTGTCTCGCTGAACCGTCCGACCAAGATCACTTACGCCGCTGACAAGATTGTCAAGTCGTTCGTGGAACAGGGTCTCTCGGACAGCGTCAGCCTCCAAGCCGAGTTCGCCGGTCAGGGCTACACCGACCTCCGCCAACTCAGTCACACGGCCCTCATCTGGGCCCACTTCCTCGCTGAGGAGCGCAACATCGCCAACGCCTGCTCGACCGCTCTGTCGGTTTCGGGCTTGACGTTCACTGGTGCTGCGGACACGACTGGTGCTGGTCTGCCTGCGTCGGGCACGGGAACCGTACAGGTCACCCTGTCATCTGCCTACGGTGAGACGGCTCCGCTTTCGGCTGGAACCATCACCTGCGCTGGCGCTGGTGCGAAGGTTACCTACACGGGAACCATCCCCTACAACGCTGTCGGCATCAACATCTACGTCACCGTGTCATCGACCGTCTACCGTGCCACCACGCCTTCGCTGGCCTCGGGTGTCGCTGGTCTGACGTTCGCTGTGTACGCCGCTGGTGTGCCTTCGGGCGACGGCTCGTACAACTCCTACGCCGCTGGCGCTAACTCGGGCTCGGGCTACGACGGTTTCGTCAACACCCTCGCCCTGTCGGGTGGATACCAGAACCAGTTCAACAACACTGTCGCCTCTCAGAGCGAGCCCGCTGGCTTCGTTCAGGACGCTTTGGTTTCGTTGTACAACTCGGTGATGGCTGACCCTGAAGTCATCCTCACCACGGCCTCTGTTCGCCGTGCTCTGTCGAAGTCCCTTCAGGCCAACTCCGGCTCCGCTTCCTACCGCTTCAACTACGCCACCGGCTCTGACGGTGTGGCGATTGGTGCGATGGTCACGGGTGTCGCCAACGAAGCGACGGGAACCATGCTCGACTTGGTCACCCACCGCTTCCTGCCTGCCGGTACGATGCTGATTCACCAGAAGCAGTTGCCGTTCCCGGACAGCGGCGTGAGCCAGACGGTGGAAGTCCACAACGTGGTCGACTCGATGATTATCGAGTGGCCCCAGATTGGCTTCTCCTACGACATCAGTTCCTACACCTACGGGTCGCTCGCTTTCCGCGCCCCGACGTGGTCAGGAATCGTCACCGGCATCACCGGCTGATTCAGCCAAACAATCGCTAGGCGACTAGACAGGCTGTTCGCCGTAGTCGCCTAGCCATAGAGGGTTGAGCAGGGCTTGGGTTATCCCCCTTCCCCGAGCCCTGCTCCCCTCCCAGTCTTGAAGGGAGAACCATGCGACTCGTTGGATCCGATAGAGGACTCAAAGAGGTGACCGTCAACGAGGGGCGAGTAATCCCCCGACAGAAGGACGGCACGTTTCACGTCGAGGGCCAGACCGCCAAAGCCCTCGTCAAGTCCGGCGACTTCGCAATTGCTGGCACAAACTTCCGCTCCGCACGAGGCTTCGTTTGCCAAGACTGCGGATTCAACTCGCTTTACCGTGACCACTGCGGTCGCTGTGACGGCTCAAACCTAATCGAGGACTAGATGGTTGTCGCACCGTACTTCCAGACCGAAGGCATCATCGAGCCCTACGTTTCGCTCAACGAGGTCAAGTTCAGCGCCACCGCCTCAGCGATTGACTTCACCAACCTGATTGAGAACGCCTCCATCGTCGCTCAAGACCGAGCGCTCTACGAGGTCATTCGCCGGGCATCGTCAAAGGCCGACATCTTCTGCTACGGCAAGATGGGAACGCTCAACGCTACGAGCAACACCGAGAACGGTTGGTATCGCCCGAACCGTGACGGCAACATCACCTTCACCCCGTCCTTCTCGCCCATCCTCGCAGTGACCGACGTACAGGTCGGCTACGGCCCGGGCTCGGGGATGAGTGAAATCACCCTGTCGTCAAGCAACATCGCCATCGACCGTGACCAGTTCATCCTCACTGCGCCCAGCACCCTCGGGCTCTACTTCGGATCGCTCGGCATTGTCGGGGGACGCTGGGGCTACCAGAGCAACATGTGGTGTCAATACACCTACATCAACGGCTGGTTCAATTCCTTCACGACCTCACAGGTCAGCGCAGGGGCGACGACCTTCAACGTCACCGACACCACCGGGCTCTACCCCGGTATGCAGGCGACCATCTGGGACGGCTTCAACGACGAGGTAATCACCGTTGCCTCGGTAACCGGCACGACCATCACCGTCACCACCGGACTGCTCTACGCTCACGGCACTGGGGTCAACATCTCGACCATGCCTGCCGCCGTCAAGCAGGCAGTCATCCACTTCGTCGTGGCGATGATTAAAGAGCGTGGTCAGGGCGGTCTCGTCATCAACGAGATTGGCGAGCCCTCAGCCGTGTCCAGTCGCACCCAGTCGTCAATGGAGGACGAGGTTCAG